AATATCTATAAAGCTAATGAATTTAAGTTTGATTTTGTAGTTCAGTTAGAAGATTACCTTGGAAAAGAGAAAATATTAGAAGAAGTTGTTAAATTTCATAAAACAAGATTTAGTTTTGATAGTTTAGAAGAGAAAATATTCATGCAATTATATTTAGGACGTATTCCATACAAGATTCATGCTGAAATAGGTTACTTTGATGATACTTTTTCTAATTGTGGTGGTGAAGATATGGATTTTAGAATTAGATGTGCCATTAAAGGATACAAAACAATGGTAGCTAATCATCCATTTGTATTACACTTCCATGGTAAGTCATCTTGGGACGGAGATGAGACTGATGCACAAGAAGAGATACGTAGAATGAGTTATTTAAAACGAGGAAATGAGAAATGGGGAAAAGATTTAACAGATATATTTATTTCAGGTGTCAAAGCTAAAGAAAAATGTTATGAACTAGGATTAAAGGAACTATTTGATAAAGGTGAATCTTATAAAATTATGAGGATATTGGCAAAATGCTAGATTACAGAACAGTTGAAGACGTTAAACGATTTATAAACAAACAAATAGCTAAGATAAAGGATGATCTTTGCTATGGTATAGACACGATGGAGAAACTTCATTATTCTAGGGGTCAGATCAGAGCTTTAGAAGCTCTGCTTCAGGATCTTAATGACCTGCTAAAAAAGGAGAATGATGATGACGATGACGACAGCGGAGATTCCTTCAAAAGTTGAAGGTTTATTAAACGCTTATAAAGAGGAGCAAGAAATACAAAAAGTTCTTGATCCAAATTCAATAGAAAAATCCGTTTTAGATAGAATGCCTAATCCAACAGGCTACCGATTATTGGTATTGCCATATGCTGGACCAGCTACAACTAAAGGCGGAGTAATTCTATCAGATACTTCAAAAGACACTATTCAGATGACTACTGTTTGTGCTTACGTTCTTAAAATGGGAGATCTTTGTTACAGTGACAAAGTTAGATTCCCAAATGGTGCGTGGTGCAAGACGGGTGATTGGGTAATTTTTGGAAGATATGCTGGTAGCAGATTCAGAATTGAAGGTGGTGAAGTTAGAATTCTTAATGATGATGAAATCATTGCTAAGATTGATAACCCTGCTGATATTCTGCACATGTACTAAGGAGGATACACATGGAAAACAAACAAGTAGTAAATACACAACCTGAAGTTGATTTAGACTTAGATGGTGTAAAAGAAACTTCAATAGAAGTTAAAGAAGAAAAACAAAAAGACGATAAACCACAAAGACCTAATTTAAATTTAGGTGAAGTGGATTTAGGTTATACTTCGCATGAACCAAAAAATTCTAAAGAAGTAGAAAAACCAGAAGTTAACATTCAAGAAGATAAACCAGAAGTTAAGGTTAAAGTTGAAAAGAAAACTGAAGGTAAACCTGAAGTTGACGACTTAAGCCAATATACTGAAAGCGTTAAAAAACGTATTGATAAGATTACTTATAGATTACGTGAAGCAGAAAGAAGAGAACAAGCTGCTTTAGAATACGCCAAAGGTCTACAAAAGAAATATTCAGAAACAGAAGCTAGATATTTAGATGTAGATACAAACTATATTAAAGAATTTGATGCGAGAGTTGATGCTCAAAGAGAACAGGTTAAAGCAAAGCTTAAATCTGCAATTGAAGCACAAGACGCTACTCAAATAATGGAAGCTAACGATGAGTTAACTAAGTTATCCGTTGAGAAGGAAAAGGCACGTATTGTTATGAGCGAACGAGCTGCAGCTAAAAAAGCCTTTGAGGAAGAACAGAAAACTCAGAAAGCTCAACCAGTAACACCTCAAAGAACTGCTACACCTAGTCCTAAAGCTAAAGTTTGGGCTGAGAAAAACGAATGGTTTGGCAATGATAAATACATGACAAATTCTGCATTTATGCTCCATGAAGACTTGGTTAGTCAGGGGTTTGACGCAGAGAGTGATGAGTATTATAATGAGGTAGATAAACGTATGAAGGATTTATATCCTCATAAGTTTACAGCACAATCTCAGGAAACTGAAGTTGTAGAGGAGCCAAAGAAACCCGTCCAAACTGTGGCTTCCGCTGGAAGAAAACAACAAGGACGCAGAACCGTGACACTCACCAAGTCACAGGTGGCTATTGCTAAAAAATTAGGGGTGCCACTAGAAGAATACGCTAAATACGTGAAGGAGGTATAAATGAGCGATAAAAATAAAAATAGAACTTCACGCGAGTCTGAAGTAAGAAATAAGGATCTTCGTAAGAAGCCTTGGACTCCACCGTCAAGTCTGGATGCACCACCTGCGCCAGCTGGCTTTTGTCATAGATGGATAAGAGTCGAAACCATGGGTTTTCAAGATACTGCAAACGTATCTAAAAAACTTAGAGAAGGTTGGGAATTTGTGAGAGCTGAAGAAATTAAAAATACTTTAGGCGATCATGACTACCCAGTTATTCGTGATGGTCAATACGCAGGTTTGATCGGGGTTGGCGGCCTTGTGTTGGCAAGGATACCAGAAGAGATTATAAAAAGTCGCGCCGAGTATTTTGCAAGAATTACTCAAGATAGAATGACAGCGATTGATAATGATCTTATGAAGGAACAACGACCAGGAATGCCTATCAATATTGATAGACAATCCCGTGTAACTTTTGGTGGGGGACGTAAGTCATAATTTTTTGGCAAAGGTCAACTACTGTAAATTAAATATAACAACAAAACGGAGTATAAAATAAAATGGCAAATACACTAGGAAAGTTTGGTCTAAGACCAGCTAGACAGTTAAATGGTAGCCCATTTATTAATGCTCAAAACAGATATAGAATTGCAGCAAACAATACTACTGCGATTTTCCAAGGAGACTTAGTTATACCAACTACTTCTGGAAACATCACAAGATATGTTGCTGGAACTTCTAACGCTGTTGTGGGTGTTTTTAATGGTTGTTTTTATACAGATCCAACAACTCAAAAACCAACTTGGAGAAATTATTATCCATCAAGCACGAATGCTTCAGACATCATTGCATTTGTAATTGACGGTCCAGACACGGTATTTGAAATTGATGCTAACGCATCATTCGCAGTTGCGGATTTGTTTCAAAACTATTCAGTAACAAACGTATCAGGAAGCACTCTTTCTGGAATTTCTCAAGTTCAATTGGACGTGAGCACTTCAGGAACAGCTTCTACATTTGTAGTACAAGCAATTGATATAGCACAAGATCCTTTAAACAGTGATCTTACTGTATCTAATGCTAATATTATGGTTAGAATTAATAACCATTTCTACAAAGCTGGTACAGCAGGTCTATAATAGGAGAATAAACATATGGCTATAACACGTAATCAACTAGTTAAAGAACTAGAGCCAGGATTGAATGCTTTATTCGGCCTGGAATATAACAGATACGACAATGAACATGCAGAAATCTTCTCAATGGAAACATCTGAGAGAGCATTCGAAGAAGAAGTAATGCTTACAGGTTTTGCTAGTGCAGAAATCAAGCAAGAAGGTGCTCCAGTAGTATTCGACCAAGCTACAGAAGCATACACAGCTAGATACACTCACCAAACAATTGCTTTGGCGTTTGCTATCACTGAAGAGGCTATCGAAGATAACCTTTACGATAGACTTGCTGCTAGATACACAAGAGCATTAGCTCGTTCTATGTCACAAACTAAACAAGTAATTGCAGCTAATATATTGAACAATGGTTTCACTACTTCTGGCGCTTACAACGGAGGTGACGGAGTTTCTTTATTGAACAATGCTCACCCTCTTGCAAACGGCGGAACATTTAGAAACATATTGTCAACTGCTGCTGACTTATCTGAAACATCACTTGAGCAATCTCTAATTGATATTGCTGCGTTTGTTGATGAAAGAGGATTAAAAGTTGCTCTACAAGGTAGAAAATTGATTATTCCAAAAGAATTACAATTTACTGCTGAGAGAATCTTAAAATCTCCTTTATCTACAACGTTACAAAGCGGTGTTGCAAGTAACAACATCAACGCTATGTTGAATATGGGAATGATTCCTGAAGGTTATAGAGTTAACCACTTTATCACTGACACGAATGCTTTCTTTATTATGACTGATGCTCCAAACGGATTAAAAGAATTCGTAAGAGCTCCAATCAAAACAGCGATTGAAGGTGACTTTGATACAGGAAACGTTAGATTCAAAGCTAGAGAAAGATACAGCTTCGGTTGGTCTGATCCTAGAGGAATCTTCGGTTCTGCAGGCGGAAGTTAATAGATAAATTTATTTGCTGGGGCGTACTTTACGCCCTAGCGAATATTAGGTACAATAGAAACATGAAATCAGATATTCAAGCAACGACAATCACAGCTGCAGACACAACTGTAGCAGTTATAACACCATCAATAAGATTAAGAGCAATTATTGTAACTTCAAATAGCTCAACAGCTACAGGACAAATTATTTTAAATAACGGAACTGCAACAGGTTTTAAACAATTTGATGCAAAAATTACACCAAATCAAATATTAACATTAAATTTACCATTAGATGGAATTATATTTCCAAATGGTATATTTGTTTCAACAGTTACTAACGTTGCATCAGCAGTATTAATAACTGATAAATATAACGCACCAGGACCTTCATACCAACCACAACCATAATCTAATATGGCAGGCGTAGGAATTCAAAAAAAAGGAACAGGCAAAGCTGTAAAATTTGGAGTAGGCGGAGCTATTCAATCAAATGTTTACCAAGGTAAACCAGGGGCATACGAAGCAGCTCAATATACTGAATCCCATTTTCCACAAGCTAATCAATATACGCAACAAGAAGGCGCAACCCTTACTTACCAAGATCCAAATAAAAAACAAGACGAAGAATCTAAATAATGTTTTTAGAAAAATTAAAACTTATTAGTTTCTTTTTTGTAGGAATATATTCTTATATTCACAGAGCATTTATAATTTATGTAAGTTTAATAGAAGTTTTTGCAAACTTTTTAGCTATCCTTTTATTTAAACATGATGATGTTGTTATTCATATAGCAGGTAAATGGGATGTTAGTCCTATAAAAATAATTACTTACATAACACATTTTTTAATTGTTGTATTTTTATATATCTTACTTTTTTAATACACTAATAACACTATTGTTATATAGTTTTTTAACTATTGCATTTTGTTTTATTTGTGTAATAATTTCATTACATTATTTATTTAATTTAATATTTAAAAAATGGGCGATTTAGGACAAAAAATAGTATTAGCAGTTATACCTATATTATTTACATGTGTGGTATATTTAATGAATGCGTTATCAA